TTCTATTGTATAACCAGACATATCGCCTTTAGCTGCTCCTGTAACAATAGTACCACCTGAAACATCTACACCATTATCAAAACCTAATAAGAATACATTGTCGTTCATATCCTGCACGAAAATCTGTACTCTATTGTAACAAATTAATTTTAATTCATTAGTTTCAGCTACAGTTAGTTTTTGTAAAGATAGTGATAAAGTTTGTTCAAAAAAAGTAGTTCCTGTTGCAGGATCAGAGTTTGTGTTTATTGTCATAGAAGATAGATTAGGTCTTAAATCATACTTAAACAAAGTCATTGTAGAAGCTGTTGGGGAGCCATAAGCAGACCAACCTGTAAAACCGCATGTATCTATTTGTAAAGCGTCTGTTCCGTTTGGGGTATAGTGTTGTCTAATGTTACTAGAATACCCAGCACAGAAAAAGATAGTTTTTAAACCACCTATCTGGTCTTTACAATCTACCAATCGCCCTCTTGTTAATTCACAAGCCATAGTTATTTATTTTTTAATTATTAATATTCCTTTTAAAAAAAAGGGGTGGTATTTCACACCCCTAATTTATCTATCTACTATGTCCAAACAGTTGATCCGTACACACCGTCAGTAGATACCGCAGTTTGTACCCCTACCGCAAAGTTCATTACAACTCTTACATTGTCAGAACCATCATATTCATAAGTAGGAATTAATCTAGCTTCTGTCCAATCAGTTGCAAGGTTAGTTCCAAATACTAAATTTTCAGGATAAGTGAAAAGAATAGTATCGTTAAACATACCAGGACATCTGTAAATTGGGTAGCCAAAGTAAGTAGCAGTATCAGATTTTGCGTCAAAACCTAATCCTGATATTTGACCTTGATTAGAACCTGCACTAGCTAGAGCCTGAATATAAAAACCGTAAGTTTTGTTATTCATATAGAACCCTACACCTGGTTTAGTTAATATACCAGAAATATCAGAAGCAGCTTTATCGTAAACAGCAGCCATATCAGTAAGAATATCTGAAGCAGCTAAAGCGTCAGCAAAATCAACTTCTGAGAAATCTTTACAAGCTGAAGCGTCAGCTCCTGTTTCATCTTGTGTTCCATCATCTGATAAGAACCCTGTTCCAAATGGAGAAGCTCCTTGCCATATACCAATCTCTAATTGAGCAGCAGCTTTCCCTGCAATTACTTGCAATAAGAAATCTCCAAAGTTTTGTGGTAGGTTTCCGTTTCTATCCATTCCCTGTCCCATCCAAGTAGGAAAGATAGTTCCTCTACAAATTTCTTCATTTACTTTAAGATCAGTAAGTGTTAAAATTTGCTCTGAAGTAGAAGTATCATTACCACTTGAGAATGAACAAGCAGCAGCAACAATAGGGTTTGTTGAAGCAATATTATTAATTACTGCAGATTTTGTTAGTCCGTCTATAGTCCTTACATAACCTTTAGCAACTGTGTCAGGACTTCTTAACGCAGCAGTTACATATGGCAAACTATGTACACCAGCGTAAGTATCACTATTTACAGTAATATCAAACTCATAGCGTTTGTTATTTGCCAATTTCATAATTTCGTTTTTATTTTCTTTTTTCATTTTTTTAATTATTTATTAAATATTTAACTCTGTCATTAATTGACATTTTACCCAAATCAGTTTTTTCTGATTTAGTGTCATTTTCAGGATTGTGAGTAAAACCCTCTGTTCCTGGTTCTTTTTCTAGTTCAACAACTTTAGCTTTTAAGTGTTCAATTTCTTCTACTAAACTGTTTACCATGTCTTTAGACATTTCTACTTTTTCTTTAGATAAATCTTCTGTTTCTTCTTCTGCTTTATCTCCAAATACTTCTTTCTCTAAAGCTGCAACTCTATCTTTCATTTCCTCAAAAGTTTTAGCCCAATCAGTATCTTCTGCTTCTGAAGCCATTTCTTCTTTATCTTCTTCTTCTTCTTCTTCTGCGTATTTCTTTACTTTTTTAGCCATTTCTTTAGCTTTATCTTCGCTTACTTTATCAGGCGTTGCTTCATATATAGCTTTAGATAGTTTTTCTTCGTCTATTTCTTCTTCTTTTTCTTCTTGCATTTCTTCAGGCTTCTCTACCCCCTCTGCCTCTTTTTCTTCGCCTAAATCAACAATTTTAGAATTATCATCTATAGTTAATTTAGCTCCGTCAGACATTGTATAAGTTCCTGCTGCTAATTTAGATGTTTCTCCATCATCACCAACAACCATAACAACAGAGCCTATCATAAATTGCTCATCTTCTGTTGCTAATACTCTACCATCATCTAGTATCATTTCAGCATACATTTTTTGTTCTTTGCTTTTTGATAAAAGCGTTTTGATTTTTTCTAGTGTACTTGCCATTGTAATCTTTTTTTTATAAATATTAAACTTAAATTATTGTTCACAGGCTCAGCGTCTTACTGTCCTATTTTTTATAGCAGAACAGACTTTAGCAGCAGTTTCTTTATTGCCATATTGTTTTACCATATCTTTTATACATTGATCCCATTTATAAACAGCCATAGCTTGTCTATTTACAAAAGCTGCATATTCAGCGTATTTATATTTTTTAGTATATTTCTTTTTCTTTTTTCCAAACTCATCTTCAACATATTCTTTCTTAACACTATCTTCGTGTGTTTCACAAGCCATATATCTAACTACACCATTTACTCTATGAATATGAAAGCCTGAACACCCTTTAAACATTTCTGCATATATCTTAGCTTCTTCTTTAGTAGCGAATAAAGGTTCACCGTCTAAAGTTCCTACTACAGCTAATTCATTTTCTAAGATTAAATCTCTAATTTTTCCTAATGTAATTTCATCAGGACAATCAGTACATTCTTCCGCTAGGTCTATAATATCTTTAGGTCGTGACGCTTCAATTAATCTATCAGTAAAATACCCCTCAATACTAAACCCTCTTACTTTACCCTCTTTTACTGATTCCCAAATTTCAGGATTGTTAACTTTCATTTTTACAAACCAAGTTCCAAGTGGAAGTTTATTAAAACCAAAAGAATTAGATTTATCGTTTTTCTTATCTTCTTTAATCCAACTCTCTACAACTGTCATTCCCTCTACTGGTACTTTATGCTCATAAGTAGCGTTATTGTTCCTTAAACTAGCCATAAATAGCTCCTGTGCTTTTTTGATAGTTTCTTCTGTAAAGTACACAACATACTTTTCATCTTTTTCTTGATCGTATCTAGGTATCTCTTTATTAGGAATTAAAACAGCTCCTACTAAAGTTTTTTGTTCTTCATCTAATTTAGCTAAAGTTAAAAATTGATCCTTATTAAAGAAAACCCAATTTTCCTCAATAGCAGGAAACTCAACTAAACTAATAGCTTCAACGCCAAATCTTTCTTCTTCTTCATTTATTATTAATTCTACTTTTTTAATTTTTTCTTTTCCCATATTAATAAATATAAATTGTTCTTAATTGTTTATAAGGTCGCTTGTAAGTTCAAATCATTTTGTAAAGCCTGACTACTGCTAACATCACTTTCTACCACAAAAGCCTGAACAGGTGGGGCGTCTGCCCCTATAGCTCCAAATGTAGGGGCTATTGGTATAGTATCTTGTACTACTTCAGGTGTTGGTGGGGGTGATTCACCGCCTCCTGTTTCTCCAGGTATGTCAGTTTGTAATATACTTCTTACATTAGCTAAACCTGCTGCTATAACACCTGTTGCTGCTATAGTTCCATATATTCCACCCTGTGCTAGAGCTTTGGTTGCTCCTGCATAAGTGTCCATAGTAGCCTGTGCTACTGCTAACGCTTTACCTGTTTTTGTTTCTGCACCTACTAATGCAGTAAGACCTGTTAAAGCTGAACCTATAATTTGTCTTTTACTATCTTGTAAGGCTTGTTCTTTAAGTAATTCTGCTTCGTCTAATTTGTCTTTCTTTTTTTGATAATCTGCTTCTATTCTTAATTTAGCGTCTGCTAGTTCTTCTGCATTCGATAAAGTTAATTCAGCCATTTTAAATAACCTATCCCTTTCATTCACAAATTCTTGTTCTTGTCTAGCTACTTCGTCCATTCCTATTTTTTGCAATTCTTTTGTATTAGCTAATTGTTCTGCTAATAAAGCATTTTTTTGTTCTCCGCTTTCTTTCTCTAAACTTGTGGCTCTTTTTTCTGTTTCTATAATTGCAGTATTTAAAGCGTATATTTGAGCTTTAATGTCAGCGTTATCAACCTCTACTGCTAACTTTGCAGATAAAGCTCCTTTTTGTTCTTTTAATGCTTTTATTTCTGCTTCAGTTTGGTCTTTAGCTATTTGTAATAATTTCTCATTAGCTTCTATTCTATCGTCTATACTTCTACTTATATCATCTCTAATCTTTCTTTGTTCTTCTGCTTGTTTCTCAAAAGCTATTATTATTCTTTGGTGTTTAGCTTCTAATAACCCTAAATTTGCAGTTGCTTTTGTTACTGCTTTTGCTTGATTTACTAAACTCTTTACTGTAACATCTTTAAAAGTATTATCAAATTCCTCTACTACTACTTTTCCTAAATTATGTATTTCCCCTATACCCTCTTTAAAATCTACTACAATACCTTTTCCTGCAGCAATTGCTTCTTCTGTTACATCTTTTATTTCTTGTTTATATCCGTCTATTTGTGCAGTTAATCTTTTAATTTTTTCTATGTCACCTTTACCTAACCAGGATTTTTCCCAAGCTAACTGAACCTCTTTTATAACTAGCATAATACCGTTAAAAGCTAATTTTAAAGGCGTTAAGGCTAGTGTCATAAAGTTCTTCATTATTCTACCTAAAGCGTCAAAATTGTCACTAGAAGCAGCAACTCTATTTACTACATTTGTTATAGTTTGAGTTATTTTACCCATAATAACACCCACAACATTAAAAGCGGTAGAAACAGCGTCAGCTATTTGTTGGTTCTTTTTCATAGCTTCCCATAACGCATTTACCAACTTCATAATTATAGCAAACCCTGCTGCTTTCATAGCCATACCAACACCTTTAAAGCCTTTAGCCATTCCTGATAAAGCCCCTTTCTGTGCCTTTGCAGTTTTGCCTATATCCTTTACACCGTCTTTTATTTCTCCAATATCATCTACAGCTCCTTTAGTGTCTGCTTCAAATTCTAATGTTACTTTTTCTGCCATAATAATTCTTTTAATTTTTTTCTTAAATCTTTAAATGATGTAGGATATTCTTCTGATCCTATAGCAAAATCATATTTACTACCACTTGCTTCTAGTTCTGTTAAAAGGTTTAAAGAAATAGGCATAAGCTCTCCTACTGATTGTATATATTTTTCTAATTCCATAATAAATAATCTAAATTTTGTAGCATTATGTTTTCTGCGTTTTGATATATTGCCTTTACTGTTGGTACAATAGTAGCGTCAGGATCGCCCAAAGGTTGTCTAATTAAAGATACTTTAGCTACCCAATGTACTGTTTCACTAGCTCCACCAACTATAGTAGGAGTCCAAAAACCTCTATTGTCAAATGTTGTTATATTAACTGTAGGGGTAGTAAAAGCACTATCTTTATTTGTTTTTAATAAATCTCCCCCTGCACTACCTATTTGTGAATTAGTATTATCTCTATTTATTAAAACTGTGTCGTATTCAAAATATCCACACTTTCCAGAATTAGTACCTGATACTATACTACCCAATAAACTAACTTTTACATAATTCATACTTAATATTGATAATGACATTATCTGGCTTTGCATACCATTATAATTAAAGTTTGTAGTTGTGCTACTATCTAATGTTATACCTTGCATATAATAAGTAGTAGTATAAGCATTACCATTAGTTGTAATAATATTATAGTTAGTTTGTAGATTAGGCATTAATGAGGGCATAGGCACTTGTTCAGGTGGTATGTCTTGATTATTAGAATTATCAAAGCCAAAATCTGTAGTACCTGCACTTGTATAACAATCTCCTACTCCTGTACTAGCGTTAGTTTGCACAAAAGTCCAATCAGGGTTTACTTCTTCACAACAAGTATTAGTTATTGTTGTACTTGCTCCTGAACCTGCATCTACCCAAGTCATTAATCCAGTATTTGTAATAGTTGGTATAGCTCCGCAATCATTAGTTAATTTTTCTATAACTTTTAATAATGTAACTCTAGTTGATTTGTTACCACCTACTAAATAATTATCTATGCTTATAATTCTCCATAATGTA